TTTCCAGATAAAGCACTTGTAGGAATGGTGGTTGATGCGGTCATGGCTGAAGTGCCATTACCATAAACATATCCAGTAAGGGTAGTTGCTCCAGTACCGCCAGATGCAGCCCCTAGAGTACCTGCCAGGGTAACTGCGCCACCTGTAGCAGTACTGGGGGTTAACCCTGATAAGCTAGTCTGGAAGCTAGTTACTTCACCAGTACCATTGACTGCAATAGTAATACCACCAGAACTATTAGTAACTGAGATACCAGCACCAGCAGTAATAGTTGCAAGGGTATAGCCAGTACCATTACCAATTAATAATTGACCATTAGTAGGGGTAGTTGAAAGATTTGTACCACCATTGGCTATTGGTAATGTTCCAATACCACTTAATAATTGTGCAGTAGTAGCTACAGTATGAGCAGATGTACCATTGCCATACAAAATACCAGTTAATGTTCCTGCTTCACCTGTGCCACCATAGAGTGCTCCAATAACATTACCATTCCATGTTCCATTTGTATATGAACCAGCCCAAGAAAGAGTATTAGTAGACCAAGAAGCATTGCTTGGTGCGACATTATGATAATCCCAAGTACCAGCAGCATTAGAATTGGTTAATAATGAAACTTGTATAAATGCACCAGACTGAGTTGTACAAATAGTTGTACCAGAATTGTTTTTAACAACAATTGTTCCAGATGATTGATTATTGTTGAATGTAAATAATGCACCATTAGGTAATGTTGTTGCATCTGGCAATTGAATTGTTTGTCCACCAGAACCAGTAATTACCCAATTTTGAACTGATGAAGCGGTTAAAATAATAGTTGTGCCACTTGCTGCTTGATTTGTAAATCCTTCAAATAAGCAATTTGTACTAATGTTGCCATTGGAATCTTTAACTACAATACCACTTGAAGCATTTGTATTATTAGCAAGAGCAGTCGCTACTCCAGTACCTAAGCCAGTAATAGAAGTTACTGATGGGGTTACAGTTGTATTAGAAGCTGCGGTCAATTGACCTTGTGCATTAACAGTAAATGTTCCAACTTGAGTTGCAGAACCATAACTTCCAGCAGTTACCGCAGTATTTGAAATAGCAATGGTTACTGGAGAACTACCATTAAATGATGTTCCAGATAATCCAGTTCCAATGGTTAAAGCATTTGGAGTATCAGCAGTTACAGTAGTTGATCCACCTAAACTGACCGCATTTCCATTAATGGTGATTGAACTATAGGTCAACCCACTATTAGGAATGGTTGCATTAATCTGATTAGGAGCAATACTAATAGTAGTATTTGAAGCTGCTGTAAGTTGACCTTGAGCATTTACTGTATAAGTTGGTACAGTACTAGCCGATCCATAAGAAGCAGCAGTAACACCGCTAGATGCCAGGGCAATAGTTACTGCACTTCCACCATTGTATGAAGTACCAGAAAGGCTTGTTCCAATAGTCAATGTAGCCAAGTTGCTACCTAGGGAAATCCCTGATATGGTTGAATTTGCTAACTGAGCATTAGTAATTGTTCCGCTTAATGCGGTAGTTGGAATTGTGGTCGAAGCAGTTACATTGCCAGTAGTGTTATTGGCATACATATAGCCAGTAAGACCAGTAACCGCTAAATTGGTAGTGGTTAAATTAGTAAATGTTTCGGAAGAAGAACCTGGTACTTTTTCCCAAACTCCACCAGTAAAGATTGCCCAATCTCCCACATTCCATCCAGATACACCATTTAAGGTGGTATTGCCAGCAGTAGAAACTACATAGTAATAACCCTGAGTTCCAACCGAAGAAGTCAAAGTTGGGTTATTAGTTGAAGCATTCCATGTACCCTGATAAGCAGGAGCATTGGTAGGCTGAGTGCTTACTGAAGTAATTTGACCTTGACTATTGACAGTAATAACTGGAATAGTTGAAGCATTACCATAAGTTCCAGAAGTAACACCAGAATTAGCAATGGCAATTGTTACTGGAGATGATCCATTAAAAGATGTTCCAGATAGACCTGTACCAATCGTAAGGGCATTAGGAGTGTCTGCGGTGACTGTAGTAGAACCGCCAAGACTAACAGCATTACCATTAATGGTGATACTAGAATTTGTTAATCCAGAATTAGGAATAGTGGCATTAATTTGGCTCGGAGCAATACTAATTGCTACCGAACTAAGCGCAGTTAATTGTCCTTGAGCATTGACAGTTGCTTCCAAAGTATTTGAAGCTGAACCATAACTTCCTGCGGTAACTGTGGTATTTGCTAAAGCAATGGTGGTGGCGATAGAACCATTGTAGGAAGTGCCAGAAAGACCAGTTCCAATAGTTAAGGTTGGTATGGTAATTCCAGTTAAAGCCAAGGTTGCAGAAGCACGATTTAGGGCTACTGCGGTTGTTCCAATATAGACAGTCGAATTTCCTAAGACTGTCGAAGGAATTGTGCCAGTAAGATTTCCAGCAGTTAAATTGGTTAAATTTGCGCCTGAAACCGCACCGAAAAGACCAGACCAAGTACCTGTAGTGACAGTTCCAGTAGTGGTTAAACTGGTTGATCCAGCTAAAGGACTAGCCCCAATTGAGTTATAAGAAATAGTATAAGCAGTTGCACCATTAAAAACTACAGGAGAAGATGCCCCAGACCCACTATTATTAAAAGTAAGGCTATTTGGAAGATCGGCAGTTACTGTTACAGAACCACCAAGATTTACTAAATCACCATTAATAGTGATAGAAGAATTTGCTAGTTGAGCATTAGTAACTGTACCACTAAGAGCAGTAGTAGGAATGGTTGTAGATGCGGTAATTGCACTAGAACCATTGGCATAAACATAACCAGTATAGTTTCCTAGGGTAACAGTACTATTGGCAGAAAGAGTTGTAAATTTGCCAGTAGAAGGGGTTGTAGAGCCTATAGGAGTGTTATCTAAACTATCTAGGGTAAGAGATACACCAGAAATTGTTCCACCAGTTATAGCAACATTATTCGCATTTTGGGTGGACATTGTGCCAAGACCCGAAACTTGAGTATTGCTGATGGCAATAGAAGTTGTTGTTGCTGCGGTAAGCTGACCTTCAGCATTGACTGTAAAAGTCGCTACAGAGCCAGCAGAGCCATAAGAACCTGCGGTGACTGCGGTATTAGCCAGAGCAATAGTAACTGCGCTAGAGCCATTAAATGAGCCACCTGATAGCCCTGTACCGATAGTTAAAGCATAAGGAGTAACTGCGGTGACTGTAGTGCTGCCACCCAATGCAACTGCATTACCATTAATAGTGATTGAATTATTGACTAATGCACTATTAGGGATTGAAGTTAAAGTATTGGTAGAGCCACTAATTGATGTTCCTACTAAAGTAGTAAGGGTAGAACCTAGTGAAACACTTGTAGAACCAATAGTAATAGCAGAATTAGTTAATCCTGAATTTGGAATTGTGGCATTAATTTGACTTGGAGAAATGCTTATTGGGGTATTAACCGAACCAGTAGCTTGACCTTGAGCATTTAAAGTAATAATTGGAACTGAAGCAGCAGTTCCATAAGTACCTGCGGTTACTCCAGTATTGGTAATGCTAAATTGAGTACCAGTAAGGGTTAATCCAGTACCAGCAGTATAAGTACCAGCACCAGAGATTTGACTCCAAATAATAGGTGTTACATTAATTGTTCCAGTTTCAGGAACAATAGCGACCCAACCAGTATTGGCATACAAAGTACCATTTTGTACAAATGTTGTAGCACCTGGCACTTGTACCCATGCTTCCATATCTGCTGCTCTAGTCCAAGCAGTAGTTTCGGCTACATAGATACCATTGTAGGCGCTATTTCCTTCATTTTTAACTAAAACTCTATCACCAGCTAAAGTGGTATATCCATCAATAATTTGTAGCCCAGAAAGAGTAATATTGCCAGTTGTAGCGCATTGACACTCATATTTTGCTGCGCCTGTAGAAATGGAGTCAGCATATTGCTTATTAACCAAGTCTGTAGGATTGACAGGAACAGCAGTAACTTGTCCAGAGTCGGTAAGGGTATTGGCAAAGTGCGGAGAATACAGGGCACTATTCATGCCATAAATTTGAGTAAAGGCACTTGCAGTACCAGCAGTCATCAAATTGGTAACAAAATCACCTCGATTCCATGCTCTAGGGACAGTACCTTCTTGACCTCTCACTACAGTTAGAGCATCACCAGTAATGTTGGTACAAGAAACAATTTCTACAACTAAGTTATTAGTTGCATTTACAAGGGTAATAGTAACTGCTTGATTTGCTGAGGGAGCAGGAAAATATGCTCCTGTACCAGCAGCGACATAAATGGTCGTATCAGTACTTGCTACAGGTAGAGCAAGAGTTGTCTGTGCCTGATTAGCAAATAATAGGATACCCATTTAAAATCCACTTGGCTGAAAAGATGTAGAAATTACATTCCAATGTGTTCCATCGGATTGCAATAGGCAAGAAGTACCAACAACTGCTTCTAAAATTGCTGTACCTGCTGTTGTTGTACCAGAAGGCACTACATTAGAAGATGCACTTGTAATGGTTACTCCATTAGGGTTTTTAATCCAAAGAGTATTACCATAATATGATGCAGCATTTAAAAGAGTTAATACAACATCAAATGCAGTATTAATAATTAAAGTCGTATCGCTAGTGGTTTGAGTATAAAAAGCATTGGTAACTGTAGTTACTGTTGGTGGCAAAGCATTACCAGTTTGCTGAAAAGAACTAGCAGCACCAGCAGTAAAGTAATTAGATGCTAAATCTCCTGCCAACCATGATTGAGCAGTAGTCCCTTCTTGTCCTCTAACAATAGTGCAGATATCAGCAGACCTAGCTGTACAAAGAACAATTTCATCCAAAAGACCAGTAGCAGCATCAGTAAAGGTCATCTTAAATGCTTGACCAGTAGTCGGATTAGGAAATTTAGACCCAGTACCAGTTGCTAATGTGCAAGTGGTTGCGGATGCAGAAATAGGTGCTGCTAAAGTAGACTGTGCATTATTAGCAAAGAGCAGAATGGTCATACAAACTCCCTTTACAAAATGCTATAAGTGTCGGCTGCTGCACCTGTGAATTTAACAGTTGTTACAGGAAAGTTCAAGACATAAACAATCTGTGAAGTTTCGGTGTAAGTTGGTGTAACTGCTGCATAATAAGTTGCTCCACCATCAAAAGAAAATTGAATGGCTCTACCACCAGCAGCCGAATTCAAAACAAGTGAAGCTGGATAAACAACATTAGGAACATTGACAACCGCAGTTGTTCCAGTAAGAGTGCCTGTAATTGGGCTACCATAGTTATATGACATAATTAAAATCCTTCAGGTTTTGGAAATTGTGCTTTAACAGCTAAACATTTTTTTCTATATTCTTCTAATGCAACTTCATCTTTTTTAACCCAAGCATCCAAAAATTCACCTATTTCTGGATAATTCATAATGCGTTGACGATAATAATCTTCATTACCAATCATTATTGGTTTAAATGATGCTTGACCTAATTGATCTGCTTCTTGTTTGGTAATAAGTTTATGTTTTCGCTTATCAATTAAATGATTTTGCGATCCATCAGCAGCAAATCCATATAGATTGCCATCTTTGTCTTTATAGTGATTCATTTCCATAATTTGTCCTTAGTACAACTCGACCCAGTTATAAACACCTTGACCAGAATTTAGTTGATAGGTTGCGCCAGGTGGAACAATAATAAATGTACCGCCATAAGAACCGCATCCATTAAACTGCCATTGATACCAAGCAATTAGCATTCCATTGACATAGGCTTGAATAGTAGAAGTTACAGAGCAAGTAGCAGTTGCTGAAACCGCAATTGGGTAACTTTTTGAGTTGGTATATGTTGTATTAAAACTTCTTGATCCAGTTACATTATTCCATTGAGTTCCATTAAAACCTAATCCAGAAATAACTGTGGGTGCTTGAGAAACCCAATTTGTGCCATTAGATGTAAGTACATTTCCCACATTTGATGGGGCAACACCATTAATTGCCGATGTTCCATTTCCCACCAAAACTGAATTTGCCACCAAAGAACTTAAACCAGTACCGCCTGAAGCTACTGGCAAAGCAGGAGAAAGACCAGAAATTGAACCACCAGTAATGCTAACTGAATTAGAATTTTCAAAAGCCATAGTTCCCAAAGTATTAAAATTTGGGTATGGATTTAATAAAACCCATTTATTTAAAGATGCGCTATAAACAACATAACAAACAAAACCTGCACCTGCAATATCGCCAGCAGATAAAGGCAAATTATTACCTTTAACAATAGTAGTAGTAGCAGTTACAGTTGAGCCTAAAGTTAAGGTTAAATTTGGGGTTGAAGTGCCATTGGCATAGGCAGCTTTAAAAGTTAAAAATAAACCATCTGATAAAGATGTCAAACTAGATGGAATGGTTACTGCAATAGTATCTGAACCACCTGTAGCTACACCATAGGTATAAACTTGCTCTTGAAGCTGTGCAGGGCTTAATGCGGTAGATTCTCCTGTGCCTGGATTCATTAACACATAAGCAGAATAAACAGGACTCCAAGCCAACCACATTGGATAGCCAGCATTGGCAATATCACCTGCAATTAAAGGTTGATTATTAGATTTAACAATTGGATAAATACCTGTGGCAGTTGATCCAATAGTTAGATTTAAAGTTGCAGCACCAGTATTTGCATAAGCAGCTTGCAAAGTAAAGGTAAAATTTGTTGGAATATAGTTTAAATTGGAAGGAATGGTTGCTGATAAAGCATTGGCAGAACCAGTAGCAATAGCAGTATCATAAGTACCAATTTGATATTGATCTAACTGGATATTATTATTAATAGTTCCAGCCGTAAAATACATTCCTGCCAAATCATTTGCTAACCAAGATTGAGGGGTTGTTCCTTCTTGACCACGAACTATTGTAATAGTATCGCCTGATCTAGCAGTTACTAAAACAATTTCATTCAAAAGACCTGTAGCAGCATCAGTAAAGGTCATTTTAAAACCTTGACCTGTGGTTGGGCTTGGGAATAGTGAACCTGTACCAGAAGCCAAAGTAGCGGTAGTGGCTGTGCTGGAAATAGCAGATGCTAAAGATGATTTAGCATTATTGGCAAAAAGTAAGATTGTCATAGCAAATCTCTTAATAGGTTACATTGAAAGTATACTGGAAAGGCACTTGTAAAACACCTGCATTTATGCCTGATTGCAAAATTGGAGCAAGTGTAGTGGGAATTAAAGAAGTAAATGTGGATTCTGCATTTAAAGGTACTTCATTAAATTCAAAAGTATCCAATAAAGAACCACCTTTTTTAATATTTACTCCTGAATAAATATGAATATTGACAACATTATTTGAAGCAAAAGTTACGCTAATTTGATAAGTTTCACCCAATGATGGATCAGTACCATTGACTCCTGCCAAAAACCGAGCAATTCTTCTTTTAAGCCAAGTAGTATTAAATTGATAACCATCACCTTTGTAAAAATTCCAAGTAATACATCTTTGAAAAATGTCATCAGTAGTAATATAAAAGTTGGTAGGGGCAATTTTGACATTTTGGTTAAATGGCAAAGTGTTTAAATAATCGGTGTTATAAACACCTTTATTGGTATATCCACCTTCAGGAAGAACTGGTCTAGTTAAACCATAAATTCCTTGGGCTACCCAATCCAAAGAAGCCCCAGATTGTTTTGTATAGATTGGAAGGTTTAAATTATTAAACCAATCTAAGTATTCTTGGGCTAAAGTATTATAAGCAGATACAAAAGCCTGAAGATCAGAATCATCATAGTATTGCTGATATAAATAACTAGGAATAATTTGGGTAAGCATATTATCCCTGAGTGATTGCTATAGATTGAATATTAGTTTCAAAATAACCTTCAGGATCGCCAATAATTAAACCTGTGCCTGATTCTGGAGACACATCAACACCATTAATAGCTACTGTAAACACCATTCTAGACAACAATGTAGGTGGAATAATGCTGGAAATTGCTTGTTGAAAGACATTTTGCAATTCAAAAATATTGATTGGTTGACCAACATAAATGCTATTTATATAAGCAGCTATTGCTGGTTGACCTAATTGGGCTACAGCAGTTGGAGAAACATAGTTGGTAGATGTTGTATTCCAAATAAGACTAATAGAGACAGCTTGTTGTGGTGGGTTTACAAAAGTAATATTGTAAGTATCAGGATAATCATTAATTGATACAGTAATATTTCTATAATTTGGAGTGATTACACCACCACTTGTGTAAGTTCCAAATGTAGATGTATTAGTGTTGGTCGTAACTAAATTATTAGAAATAGCAGTTACAGTATAGGTTGTATTAAAGGCTGCTGGACTAGCACCTGAAACTGTAATGACTTCACCTATAGAATATTCACCAAAATAAGCACCAGTATTGATAACAGCATTAGTACCTGTGGTAATGCTTAATGCGGTAATGGTAGAGCCTACAATATTAGATATATCAAATAAACCAGTAAAAATGGCATTTCCTACTTCATAAGGATCACCACCACCACAAATAATTTCCCAATTTGTGCCAGATTGTCGTACCGCAACTAATCTATCTTGAACACCATTAACATTTTGTAATTGTGTTTTTAAGAATGTGGGCATACCAGAAGCTACAGCAAGACCAGCTTGAATGACTTGGGCTTGATAATTTTCTAATGGTTGGGCTGAAGCACCAGGAATACCTGCGGTTTGATTAGTACAAGATAAAGTCAAACCAGATGGTACTGAGGTAATAATTTGGGTTACTGTGCCAACAGGAACAGCCCAAGAGCCTGAATTAATAGCTAGACAATATAACTCAGCACTTTGTCCTGTAGAAGCGATTACACCGCCATCTTGAACTGTATATTGATGAGAACCATCAGATACGACAAATCCTTTAGAAATAACAAATCCAGGGCTTCCAGAAAAAGTTACATAGACTGAAGTATTAGACCCAATACCTTGTTGTACACCATAAATTTGACCTAATTGATTTAATAAATAAGAATTGGCAGTATAAGGTGTAATACTATTATAAAGATCGACTCTGGCTGAGTCTATTAAAGCTAAAGCACCAACATCGGTAGAACTAATATCTTCAATTAAAGAACCTGGTAGATTGGCTGTATAACCAGGATTTGTTGCAGAAACCAGAGCAATTAACTCTGATTGCAGAGTAGTTGGTGAGGTTGGTTGTAAACCTGAAGAATTTACATCTGTTGTAATGGTCATACTGCCACCTGTTGTTGAATTTTAGTACCTTGAGTTGTTACTATATCTACATTATATGTAGGGGTAGGTAATTGTGCCTTAGTAATTGTCAAACTGGCAAAAAAGTTAGAAAATTGTTGTTGAGTAATGGTTACATAATAATCTGGAAATACTTGTTGAATAACTGACCTTTGAGCAGGAATTCCATAGTTTGCATAAAAAGGGGATTCTCCCAGGCTTAATTTAAGTACCTGAATAAGAGTAGTGGCATATCCATACTCAAAGTTGCCAGAAGCATCTTGCTGTATTTCTACCCAAACTAAATCTCCAGCAGAATTCTTTACTCGACCATATGTTCTAGCCATAATTAGCAAATTCCCATTTTTTTTGTGTAATCATATTGGTGCTCCAGTATTTCCAGAACCAGTTGTAACACCGCTATGTTCATGAGTGCTGCCAATATTTTTACCATTATTAGTAATAGTTCCAGTAGTCGCAATATTTCCATTAACACTCATAGTTCCACCTGATCCACCGCTAATAGCAAAGCCATCTGTTCCTGTAATCAATCCATTAACTGTCAGGTTGCCATTCATAGTTGTATTACCATTATTGACAATTAAATTACCACCATTAAGATTAATTGTAATTCCTGAAGAAGTTAAAGTTAAGGTGCAATCTTGATTTTTGGTAGTTATTTCAACCCCAGTTTCACCATACATAAATA